AAGTGTCATCTCCATGGGGATACTCCGATTTGACCACGCTTAACGGCAAGGTGGGTAATCCCGGAACACCGATAAACTTGGTCGCCAGCGATAATGTCGTGTGGAATATCGATATCACCTGGGGATTTCCTGCAGGCAGCGGAGACACAGCCTATACCGAGCTGCAGCAATCAACCACGGCTGACCATCAAAACCCAATGCTGCTGGCCACCGTTCCTTATCCGGGGTCTGCATATCAGCATGGCCCAATGCCGGCAGGTATAAGGCGCTGGTACCGGGCCAGACTGGTAGACAGAATTGGCAACGTGGGGGACTGGACCGAATATGTCGCCGGTGCAAGCAATGTTGATGCCAACGACCTTATTCATGACACGCTGGAAAAATATCTTGAAACACAGGATGGTAAAGCGCTTTTAGAGCCGCTGATTACCGATCCTCAACTTCTGGCTGAAAGCATTCTTGCTAACTATGACAGCGTGGATCAGCAGTGGAAAAACTACGGTGAAAACCGTGCGGGGATTATTGAAGCAACAAAAATAGCTACCGATGCGAACAGCTCTATCGCTCAGCTCGAAACGGATGTGGCGGCGAAATTTGGTGAGCAGGAAGCAGTTATCCAGGAGAAATTCACGGCGTATGCCGATGCCAGCGGGCCCTCTGCAATCTGGACGATGAAGATGGGTCTTAACTACAATGGCACGAAGTACGATGCGGGCATTTCCGTTGCAGCGATAGTGAATGGCACAGAAGTAGAGACCCGGTTTGCCGTAAATGCCAATCAGTTTGTCGTCGTTAGCGGTAGCGGGAACAATCTTTATTCCCCGTTTATTATCAAAGATGGACAGGTGCTTATTAGCCAGGCATTTATAGGAAATGCATGGATAACGAATGCCATGATTGGTGACTACATAGAATCCAATACTTACATCCCAGGTCAGGCGGGATGGCACATCAATAAAAATGGCACTGCAGAGTTCTCTGGGGTTACTGTACGTGGGAAGATTTATGCCAGCGAAGGCGAGTTGAATAATGTACTGATTAATGAGAATTGCACAATCCTTGGTACACTCAATGCTAACAGGATAGTAGGCGACCTTTCAGACTTTTCCATCGGCAGGTCTTTTAACGTTGGTTCATTCAGTTTGGGTGGGAATCAGACTTCGGCTGAATACAATATCTGTGGGATCGCTCAGACTTCTTTTGAGCGTAAAATTGCGTTAACCAGTGCGAACGGTAATGGTATATTTTACATTAATATTTCATTAGGTGGTCCCGGACTAGTATATATGGATTGGGTTGTGGCAGGTAATGTTGTCGCTACTGAAACACTTTCTACAGGGCAAAATCAAGTTATTATGTCACGACAAGTTGTTTCTCCTTCTGGAAATGGAAATACAATAATCGGTATAAGATTTAGAAATACTTCATCCTCGCCTGCAAATATAAATATAGTAGGAAATCAGACTATTAATATATTTGCAAACCGTAACGCAAATATCATAAATTAACCCTATTACCCGCTAAGTATACTGTTCAAATTTAAGCAGACAGTTTATTAGGCGGGTTTTTTATGTCCGGAGAAAATCATGCCAGCAGGCACTATTGATTTAACCAACGGTTCTAACAAAGTCATCGGTAGCGGAACCAGCTTCAGTGCGGAGCTAAAAGCCGGTGATTTTATGTACGTTAACGTGGGTGGTGCTCCCTATACTATTGTTGCTTCCGCTGTAGTATCAGATATTGAAATCACTCTTACCGAAGCGTTCACCGGCCCCACATCAACCGGACTTTCCTGGAATTCCGTGCCAGCTTTGCTTCAGATGGCTATTACGCAGAAAGTGATCAACGACTTCGCGCAGGTTGCCCGCGGACGTATTCTCGACTTTGAGAATTGGCAGGGGATTTACAGTGATGAACCGTCAGTTACCGTTACGCGCCCCGATCGCACTCAGTATACCGGTCCAAGCTGGGGACACATTGCAAAGGTAGTTGGCGCGGTTGAAGACCCACTGACGAACCTTGTCCCCCTTAGCCGGCAGTATATGACATTGGCTGCCGCCCAGGCCGATATTGCAAACATCCCTGACGGGGCTGCAACATTCGTGCGAAGTTCTGATGATGAATCACTGGCTATTGAGTATATCAATACCGCCGGAGTCCTGACGGAGACTGGTCGTAAAATGCCATCTCAGGTAGCTATTGAGGAGGTGAGAACCAATATCCAGCAGGATCCATTATCCCAATCGTTAACTATTTTCACTGATGAACTCGGCTTCTCACACTCACAAATTCGTCAGGATGGAGCCTTTGAAACCCCGATGTTAACACTTGATGAAAACCAAATTACATCGGGCAATATTTCAGTTACGCAAGATGGAAATTTTGATGACGACCAGTTGATGATTTCTGACGCGCTGGGTTTTTCCATTCCCTCTTCAAGCAGTGATGGCGGCGGAAGCGTAGACCCTGGAGAAGTGACTGTAGACCTCCCACCTCAGTCAGCAGCATATGGCTTGTTGTCAAAAATGCGTTCAGCACTGGATGATGTTTGCGTAATTATCAACTCTGATTCTACAGGGATCACTCAGGATACCGATCCCGTCAGCGGAGTGTTTAAAAAATGGACGAGAAAACTGGCGGAGTTTCTTGCGGGGAATTACCCGGCATATACCGTCCTGTATTACTCGTGGGCGTCAGGTGCGTATGGTTCACCCGTGACTCTGCAGGTCGGCACTGCGGGGAAAACACTTCATTTTTATAATGCTGCCGTTGCGGGGACTCAACCTCTTTATCTTATGGGACAGTATTTTGAGGCCGCTTACGTCCCACGACAGGCTGATTTACTGATATTTAATCACGGGCATAACACTGATTATAACGTCACAACAGGAATACAGGCCGGCATGGCGCTGGCGGCCGTTTATCAAATCTTGCTCAGACACCCTGCCGCCGGTGGGATCATGGTCTCTCAAAACCCGTTAAGGGATAGCGATCAGGGGGCAAACAGGAGTAACGGCGCACGGCAAGCCGCCATTGCCGCGGGTTTCAGTTTGGTTGATGCCTATCAGCTTTTCATGAATGCTGGAAAGCCTACTGACTGGTATCTGGATAACATCCACCCAAACGCAACCGGTGATGCCAAAATATTTGACCTCGTGAAAAATCTTTTTGTATGGCCGTCTACACCCGCGAAATACACCCTGGGCCTTATCAATGGTGCGAACCTGATCCCGAATGGTGAGTTCGTAACGTGGACAGAAGGCGGCGCAGCCCCAGATGGCTGGACCCTTACTGGCTGCACAGCTGACAAGGATACTGTGAACTTTGAGTCGGGTGACTATGGCCTGAAACTCACGTCAACAGGAACAGGGGATGCGAACGCCGCCTGTGCATTGCCATCTGGCCTGGTGCGCCGTTTACGCGGGCAGACAATTACCCTCGCCTGCAGAACGTATGTCCCCGCTGCAAACACGCGATCTAACGCAGGATCCGTATCCATAAACGGAATATCGGCCAGCCGGGTTTATGGAGTCACATCCCCTAACGGCCGGGGTGGTTTTGTCTGGAAGGCGGCAGTGATCACGGTGCCGTTAACGGCGACAACGCTTTCAGTGCTTGCCATCCTTGATACGTCCGGCGGCGTATCCGGTAACACCTGTACATTTGACCGTCTCACACTGGTTGTCGGGAATATCCCGCAAGACTTCTTCTAAGGAAATATTATGGCAACGCGAATCATTAATAAAAACGCCAGCCTGTGGGCGTCCCCTAAAGCGAAGTTATCCGTGCCGTTCAATGCTGCATGGGAAGGGTTCTTTTCTTTCGGCGTGGATGCTGCCACATCAGTGAGAAATCTTATTGAAGGCGGGGCTGCTCTCTCTGTAATAGGCAGTCCGACATATGGAGCAAATTACATTGAGTTGACGGGTGCCCAGATGGCCTACCTTGTTACCTCAATCAAAAACAGCACTGATATGACAATTGTTGCAACCGTTAAACCATTAGAAGAAAAGGGGATTGCAGTTGTTTCTGATTATCAGTCTCAAAGGGCTGACAATACAGGGCTGTGCTTAGGCACGTCATTAGCGTTTGATGTTGGTTCAAACAATGGAAACGGCAACGTCATCACGCGCTTCCAGCATTCAGTTTTAGTCAGCGGGGTATCAACCGGGGCTTCCGCAGAAACAGCAACTGAATCACCAATAAATCAGTGGTACATGATTTCCGGGCGAGTTAAAAACATTGATAGAACGCGCAGGGTCGATAACCTGACTGCCGGCACAAGCGGCACTAACTCACCTGCGGCAAACCCGGCAGACTTGGGCGACGTATTCAGACTAGGGTCGACATACAACAGTCAGTTCCCTGGAAAATGCCAGTTATGCGAAGTCGCTATTATTTCTGAATACATTTCAGATGCTGATTTTTCAACACTTACGCAATTTATGCGCGCAAGTGCGGCGAAAAAAGGTATTTCATTGTAATTTTGAGTTTCTTTTGGAGCAAGGCGCAAACCTGCATTTACAGGGTTGCGCAAGTAAAAAGTAAAAATTAAATTGGTTGGTTTTAGTTAATTGGTCTTGGAACTGCGTAGCCAAAAACTTTAAGTTCACCATCTATTGATTCTAGCTCTTTTATATCGCCACTTATTCTTGCTGATATTATTGTTTTAAATATTTTATTTTGTGTTTCAGATAAATCTTTAAATTTCTGCATATCTCCTTTTAGATCTATAATTTCATTTTCCATGTTCTGATATCTATTGAAATCAAAGCCCATTTCTTTTATCGATTTTTCAAACTCTTCAAGCTCTGAAGCTTTATCTTTTATATCAACCTTAAGTTTTTCAAGATTGATTTCAGAAGCGGAAATTTCAGATTCAATTGATTTTTTATGTGATTGATACTGAGCTATGGTAGCTTCCAGTGTTGAGGATAATATTTTTTTGGCATCAAGCTCCAGTTTTGCCTCTTCTATTTTCTTAAGTGATTCAGCAATTTTTGCTGATTTTTCAGCTTTTATTACCTCTATCTCGGCAGTTCTCTGCTCAGTTAATCTCTCATCCATCGTTATTGATTTCGATGTTATATTTTTTACCCAATGATTTATGAATGGTATTGCTAATGTAAGTAACGCTCCTGTGACAATAGGATATATCAATAAATGGCTTAATGATGTTGCGCCAAGAGAAAATGTTACTCTTTTTGTAATTTCAAGATTATGGCTAAATAAAAAGTATACTATAGGTATCCAGTTGAAACCAATCCACGAGGTTATTATGTAGCCAATTAACGGGCTGCTAAATCTCTCTTCGAAAGATTTCAATATTGCATTTTTCAATTCATCCATAATTTCTCCGCCTAAAATTTATTGAAATGATTGCGTCATTTTCCAGACATCATTCAACCAGTTTTGCCCGCGTCCAGGGTTGTTTGCCTGTGATTTGCGCAGCAATATGTTCGATAAGTTGCTGCGTGGGTGCTTTCTTGCCAAAGCTCATCAGTGTCAGAGGAAGAACAAGCAGAATAACTAATGGAGCCAATGTGAAATATTGCATGTCACGGTCTTGTTGTGTATATAAAAAAATTACGCTGCAAAGACTGCCGAGAATAAATCCTGAGATCACTTCGCTGACGGAATGAGCATGCAGTGCGAGCCTGCTGATACCCACCATAATGGCAATGAAATACCCAGCACTAATAATCAACCTGCGCCTGTCAGGTTGAAAATGTTGGCCTATCAGCCAGAACATTACAGGCCATAAAGTGGCTGACATCGTGGTATGTCCGCTGAAACCTGTAAAATTAAATGTACTGCTTCCAGTGCCCCAGGCGAGAAACAACAGCTTTGAGATGCTCACCATAAGGCCAGAAATACCCAGTATAACCAGCCAGATTAATGCTGTGACTTGGTTGTCAGCCTTCCATAACATAAATAAAACGAGGGTTATTCCGGTAGGCAGAATGAGCATGCTGTCGCCAAAATAGGTCAGGATATTCCAAATCAAGACGTAGCCCTCTACAATAAGCAGTAAATTATTGAAAAGAATCAATTGGAAGTGTATCAGTAGGGGACTTTTTACCAAAATGGATTAGCTTATCTCACTTCATTTTCAGACGGTAACCCGATTTATGGGCAGGATTACACGCCTTATAAACCAGGTAATACAATCCTAATTCATTGTATTACATGAAATAATTATTATTAGTATTGCAGTTATAGTGTAAGCATCCCTGCGCATCAGGGAAATTGCGGAAACACAAATACGCTACGACTGCCCACGCATTAATCCGCAGCTTTATATCGACGAGGAAGGGGGAGCTCTTCACGAAAGAGGATACGCTATCGCTCCACACACTAGGGGTATCAGCCGCATATTCTGGTGCCGCTATTAAAGCATTAAAGAAACGCAATGAAGACCAGGCAGAACTTATCTCAGCTTTATCCGAACGGCTAAAACAGATCGAGTCAACGCTTGGGATTAACAACAAACCTGCT